CAGTGCGGACGCCCCGCCGTGGTGCCGGTCTGGTCAAGGACGGTGGTCATATACTGGCGGCGGCTCATGCGAATGACGGTCGCACGCGGGCGAACAATGGACATTTCACCCGCCAGCTCCATCACTTCTGCACGAAACTCAGGCGGGACCAAAAACCCACCACTCGCGCCGACATTCTCGACCATCTGTTTCTGGTCGTTATAGAGCGGCAGCGGGGCATCCCCGATGTCGTTCCACAGTTGCAAACGCGGATCAATCCGTCCTTTGGTCAGGAATTGATGTAGCGTCTTGGACCACTCATCACCGCTGTCAAATCTCGTTTTGACTTCCGGCGGTGGGGGCGGCGCTTGCGTTTGCTCCATCCCGCCGATAAACTCCTGCCCTTCTTGCGCACGCTTCAGGATGTCCAGTTCGCGTGTCGCCTGGGTCTTGAGTTCGTCGGCCTCTTTCAACAGGGCTTCAGCCTGATCCGGGGTGATTTTCCCCTCTTTTAGATCGGCATTCGCCTGGGCATAGAGCGCCTTAAAGCGCTCCACCTTCTCTTTCGTTGTCATAGTGTGAATTCCTCCACGGTTGCTAATCGTTCTGCCAGTTGTTTCAACAGATCGGCTCGCTTGGTGGCGGGTGTTTCGTTCTCCTGCGGCCCGGCCCCGTCGCGGGGGGTGGGTGCATGGGTGGAGCCTGACGGCCCGTCCATTGCGTGATCGTCACTGCCTTCATGGGACTTCCCCGATTGATCCGGGGTGTCCTCTTCATTCAAGCCTGCGCTGCTCAACACTTCACTGAGCAAGTCACTGGCCTGTTTGACCTTGTTAAAGTTGCGTTCGCTGAGAACGCGCCCGACTTTGGTGTCGAATTCAGCGGCATGGTTCATCAGGATATAGACCGCCGTCATTGGACGTAGAGCGATTGGTTGAGGCATTTCAGCGCGTATCTGTTCTAAGTGCTGGTTGCACAACTCCATGATCGATTGATACTCGATCTCATCCAATAACCCGCCCCACTGCGCCCCCTCTAACATGCCCGCGCATTGGTTCATGAGTTGCTGTACTAGCCACTCACCAAAAACGGGCACAGGTTCGGGTTCAAGCGCTTTACCACCTGCCCCTTCCGCTGCCCAGGGCACGGTGATGCCGTCGTCATCAAACTCACTGCGCATCCGGGCATAGTACGTTGCTACCTTGCCCTTGACGGCACTCTGATCGTCTGCCGGAATATCGACCCCGCCGCGTGACCCTTGCAGCGCAGCGGCCACCGCAAAAATGCCGCGCGGAATGGCCGTTAGCGTACCATCGATCACGTCGGCAAAGCCCAGTTTGTACGCGGTGAAGGTCTCGCCGTTTTCGCCGTCATACCAGAAGAACGCCTGGCGGTACTTCGGCCAGTCCATGTTCTCCTGACCGCCCGCCCAGGTCCGTACACGCCCCTCGGCGGCGCGGGCGTCCCAGGCCCGCGCCCGATCGGCAAGGGGCAAATCCGCCGCGCCCGATGCGGCCTTGACGCTGACCGTGCCGGTCGCCGGGTTCATGCCGAAGACGACCGGGCTATACTCCCACAGGCGCACGCTGCGAATATTGCGAATGACTTTCGTCACGTCGCCATGCTGCACGCGCTCGTTGTCGGTATCCAGCGCGTCAAAGCCGATGCTGTACTCATTTAATGCTCCCGCTTTAATGCGCTTGAAAACGCCCTCACCTTCGGGAGTATTGAGTAAGTATTGGGTTTTCGTGTAAAGCCCCCCGGTAGCGTCGGGGTATTGCATGAGCACCTGCGGAGGCAGCGCCTCACGTCCAACTTCGTGAATATCAAGCGGTCGACCGACCACACTCAGCGAGCTGCGGTTATTGTGGCTGTCGAGGACCTTGACGCGCGTCCCATTTTCAGCCAGCGTTTTCGCAAATGCACCCTGGTGCACAATATCGTCGCCGTCATCGATGATGCCAAACACGTTGACTATCGCCTCGACAACGCCTGCGTCCTCATCAATCGCGGTAATCGTGGTAGGGTACTGTTTGATCACGTCCGGCTTGCCGCCCTTGCCCTTTGTTTCTTCGGGTTCCCTACGACGGCGGCGCGGCTTGGGTGGATCCTCTGGCGTGTCGGCGCTGTCTTCAATCTCCCCCTCGCTTTCAACCGTGACCTCGACCGGCACATCGTTCAGTGGGGCCTGCACGGGCGGAACTACCAACGCCAGCACCGGCGGCACATCCTCGGCGCTCATGCGGCGCATGGTATCTATCGCGCTGCCTATCATCCCACGCCAGGCGAAATACAGCGGCTCGCCAAACCCCTCCCGCATGACCGTATACAACGCATCATGCAAACGGCTTTCCTCAATAGCCCGGTCCTGAGCCGCCAGGGGATCGCGCTGACGGTCGATAAGGGCGATTGTGCCCGTGTGAATTTTCCAGACTTCATACATCGTCACAGGTCCTTAATCCATCAGCAGACCGGGCGTGCAGCGACAGTTCGCAATTTCAGCGACTGGTGCACTTGGATCCCCCGGTGCATTCATGCTCACACCACCGACAATAAACGGTTCATCAATCGGGATTGCACCTCGTTCATCATAGGTTCTCCCCGCGCTGACATGGCTGTCACGCGTTCGATCATCCCCTGTTGCAATCCAAAATTTCCGCTTCGCACTCCACGACTTCCCTAACTCAAGGGTGCCCTGCGAGGCACTTCTGATACTTTCTGTGCGCGCGATCGTTTCGCGCCGATAGGGCGGCAGGCGCTGTTCAAACCACTCAAAGTCTTCCGTCGTCAAATCGCCCTGCATCCATTGGTCAAAGACTTGCCCTAATCGGTCCTCAGTCTGCGGGATCGTCCATCCCTCGGCCATGGCTTGGGCGAGTACATCCTTGACGGCCTGCGCGCTAGTCTCCGTAATCGGATCGGCAAACGTGAGCAGGTACTCCTGAAAGAATTGTTCTCCTTGCAGGTTGCGGACATCCCACGTTACCCCCAACGCGCTCGCCCACTCCTTCCCCGCTTCGATCATCGTGCCCTCAATCAGTGGCACAAACGCGGATCGCCATTCGCCGGGCTGGGTCTCGGCATACCATTCCTCGATCATCTGCTGCAAGACCGTCCAGTTGGGTGTGGCTTTCTGCCGGTACGCCGCCTTTTGCATCTCGGTCAGCATCGCACTGATGTCGCGCTGCTCCTGCTTAAACAACTCAACGGCAGCCTCCCCATAGCGCTGCTCCCAGTTGGTCGCCAGCGTGTCCATTTTGCGGCCCATGGCGGCAGCATCATAAGCCTTAGTCGCACGCGCTTTGTTGGGGGCGGTCGTGACCTGATCCTCGACATTCTGCACTGCCTGGTCTGCGGTGGCCGCGACGGCAACCGGCGTCATCACATTCCCGCCACCGGTATTGATATAGCGCTCCATATCCCCATCGTAGCTCTCGACCCTGACGCCCATCGCATTCAGCGCCAGGCGCGTGGGCACCCCCATGTCCATCAGCACCTTAGCAGCCGTGACCAGCGCGGGCACATCCTGTCGCAGCGCGGGCACGTCGCTCAAGTCATAGCGCACAAAGCGATCCTCGTCGCTCAAAAAGTAGTTGAATTCGCCTTCAAACATGCGCAGCTCGGGCAGCAGCCGATCTTCCCAGAAGGCGCGCCGTGCTTCCTCGTAGTTTGAATACGTTGAACGCTCCAGGCCAAACCGTGACCCAACCAGGATCGGGGGCACGCCAATCGACATCAAGATGCGCGCTTCATTGCGGCTGTCAATCGCATCAAATCCCATCTCATCAAACGTCGGGCTGACCCGGTTGAACTTCGCTCCCTGATCGAGCACGCCCCACTCATTCCAGTTTCCCACGCCCCCGTAAATCTCTTTCAACCGCTCGCGCACACGGGCCAGATCGTCTTGCTCCATCGGCACATCAAACGTGACCATGTTCTGAAACATCGCGCCGCTTTGAAAGAACACCTTCAGAAACTTAGTCACGTCATTATCGACATTCGCACTCTGGGCCGCCGGTCCTAACGGCGAAAAACCGTAGCCCGCCCCCATCAGCGGATCGCCGGGATTGGGGCGCTTGACGTGCATCACGTCTTCAGGCAGCAGCGGGTAGCCGTCTTTAATAGTTTTCCCCTGCGGTGTGTAGACATACCCGATAACCTCGCCGTTTTTCTCAATGCGCGGCACGATCTTGACCCAGTCGGGCCGCAAGGCATACATTTCGCTGGGCGTCTCGCTGGGGCGCTCCCGCTTAAACCAGATGTAGGACTGCCCCGCCACGCCGAAGAATACACTATTTAGCGCGTGAAATTCGTGTGCGCTCTGAAAGCGGTTCGGACGCAGTAGCAGCTTGCCCAGCGGGTCGCTGAAGTCGAGCGGTTCGGGGCTGTCAGCATCGCCACGATAGGCGCACAGTTGCGCCGTAATGACTGCATCCGCCCGGTACATGCACGCCGCGTAAATAACCGCATTCAGCGAAAACCCGTAGTCGATGTAGGTCTGGATGTCCGTCATCGACCAGAGCGGCTGCGCGTTCCGATAGTCAGGCCAGAGCCGCACATCACGCGAGGCCGCGCGCGCGGCTTTGACCGGCATAGGCCCCCGATCTAAGGGTCCCCCGCGCAAGCCTATCCAGGCCGCTTTAAGCCGGTCAGTGACGGCCGTCATCCGATAAAGCTCCCCATTGACTTGAGTGCCGTAATCGCCCACACCAGCGCATCGAGGCGATTGGGGGAGCGGGTCGTTTCGCCGGGTACCCAGGTCCGCATTTCTTCCTCTAAAAAGTGAAATGTACCAACATGATGCACCAGCCCGCGCTCATACAGGGCCGCTATCGGTTCCGCACGTACCGCTTTGCCGCGTGTAGCAACCACGTCGCGGTAGGGCACATCCCTGCCCCCCTCAACCGCTTTCACGGTATTGCGCACCTTATCCCCCCCA